TATCTTCAGGTAGTGAATTAGCTCATTATAACACAAGTATAGAATGGTTAAATTATGATTCTTCTACAGGAGTTAGAATCAGACTTATACATGGAGAGTGGAAATCTATTAGGGCTATTAAATTTAAAATATCTCCAAATAAATATGACCAAAATAATCCTTTTAGAAAATTAGTTGGAAATAATTATAAACCAAGAAAAGGGGAAAAGGTAGAAACTAAATACGTAGATGATATTTGGGAGGGAACTAAAATAGGTGGAAGAATAGTTGTTAATTGCAGACGAAGACCAAATCAAGTAAGGTCTGTTGATGACGCTGGCTCTACTCCACTTTCATACGTTGGCTGTACTCATAATTTATCTGCTGGTAGGGTAACTAGTTTAGTGGATGTTCTTAAGCATATACAAACTCTTTATAATGTAGTAATGTATCATATAGAACTTACACTGGCAAGAGCTGGTGGTAAAGCGGTTGTTTATGACGTTTCTCAAATGCCTTCTAATATAGGCATGGATATGCAGACAGTATTATATCACATTAAGAACGATGGTATTATACCTATAAATTCTAGGGACGAAGGTCAGGATACGGCAAGATTTAATCAATTTCAGCAAGTTGACTTTACGTTATCTAATTCAGTACAACAGCTTATTAATTTAAAATTAATGTTAGAACAAACGGCTGGACAAGTATGTGGTATATCTCCACAAAGAGAAGGTGCTGTATCTCAATATGAAGCTGTTGGTAATGTTCAAAGAACTGTAATGCAGTCTAATTTAGTTACAGAAAACTGGTTCTTTCAACACACAGAAGTTAAAAAGAGAGTTGTAGAAAGAGTTTGTAATCTTATGAAGGTTGCGTGGGCTAAAGGAAAAAGACTTGGTTATGTACTTGGTGATGGTGCTTTTAAATTATTAGACATATTACCTGATATAGCTTTAAATGATTATGGTGTATATATTAATCAGGGCGCTAAAGATGATGCTATTAAACAAGCTATTACACAACTTTCACAAGCAGCTCTTCAAAGTGGTAGTATTGGACTACTAGATGTTATTAAAGTTCTTAAGGCAGACAGTCTTTCAGAGGCTGAACATGTTCTTGAAAATGGACTTAAAGAAATGAAAGCTCAGGCTCAACAGGCTCAACAGGCTCAACAACAAGCATTAGAAGCTCAAGCTCAACAAGAGCAATCTAAGAGAGAACATGAAATGCAGTTAAAACAAATGGATTCAGATTCTAAACTTAAAGTTGCGCAAGAATCAACAAGAGGAAAAATACAAGTAGCAAATATACAAGCAGATTTAGAGGCTGATATAACTAGTGATAAGTTAAAAGGCGCTATACAAAAAGATGCCGCTAAGTCTCAATATGATATGCAGTCTCAAGAAAAAAAAGAAAAATTAGAAGGAAAAAAAATGGAGAAGGAGGTAAGAGAAAAAGATAAAGATAGAAGAATAAAAGAAAAAGAGATTGCTATTAAAAAAGCGTCTCCTATTAAAGAAAGTAGTAAAAAATAAATTAACTATCTTTGTACAAAGCAAAGAGCAAAAATTAAAATTATGAGTGAAAAAGAAAAATCAGGTGAAGACCTAATTGAACAAGCGGAAGAAACAGCTGTTCAACAAGAACAAGTAGAAAGTAAGGAAGAAGTTCCTTCTTTTGACCCTAAAGCATTTGCGGGTAATGAAGAATCTGCTACAACAGAAAGTGAGGAAATTGCTGAAGAAGAAGAGTCTGAGCAAGAGACTCAGGAGTCTGAAGAAAGTGAAGATGATGATTTTGTTTGGGGAAGTGTAGAGCAAGAGCAACAAGAAGTAAAAGAGGAAGAAGAAGATTGGGACCCAGCTCCTAAGCAAGAGGTAAAAAAAGAGTCTATTGAAGAGGCTGTTTATGATTGGGAAGCATTAGGAAAAGAGTTTGGTGTAGAAGCTAAAGATGAACAAGGGTTTAAACAAGCTATAAGTAAAGCTATTAAAACTCCTGCTCCAGTTAATGACACTATACAAAACTTACAAGATTATCTAAAGTTAACTGATAAGTCTTTAGTAAAAAGTGACTTAGAAGCTTCTGGTTTAGAAAAGGAAGAGGTTGAGGATACTATTGGCAGATTACAAGATGCTGGTCTTTTAAAAAGAGAGGCAATAATGATAAGAAAGAATTTGCAAAATTATATTTCAAACGAAAGGCAGAAATTAAGAAATACTCAAACTAGAAGAAAGCAAGAAGAGGAGCAAGAAAATTTAAATACAAGAAAGTCTTTACAGAGTTATATTAAAAGTAAAGAAGACTTTTTTGGAGGAAAAGTGAAAACAAAGGATAAGAAAGAATTATATAACTACATAACTTCTGGAAATTTTGCCGAAGAGGTGTATAGCGATGTTGCCAATGTTGCCGACGCTGCCTTCTTGTGGAAATACAAGGACAAAATTTTTAAGATGTTACGTGGTCAAGGAATGGAGACAGGCAAAGCCTCTGTACTCAATAAGATTACTAACCCAGACCTTGGTAGAAGAAGTCAACATATTGATGCTAGAAAAAAATCTGGCTTTGACCCTGTTGAGTTCATGAAGTAATAAATAAAAATGCGATGCTACTTTTATTTGTTGCAATAAATTAAATTATTGTATAACAAATTAAAACATTTAAAAAATGGCAAAAATATATACGGGTACGTATGGAAAGGATACTACTGATGAAACGGCGTTAGTGACCAACCTACTAAAATACCCAGAAATAGGCAAGAAGCTTATTCAACAATATCCACGTTTCTCTCTAACATACTTATTAGAAGCTGCAGGTAGAAATGCTGCAGAAAAAATTATTGGCGATTACGCTTTCGAATGGAAGATGATGGGCCGATACAGAAAACCAGCTGTATTAAATGCATCTATTACTAATGCAACTTACGCTGCTGGAGCAACTGTATCAATGGTTGTAAAACATCAAGGAACTGATTCTTCTTTTTATGGAGATAACTTAAATGTAAATGACGTTGTTAGATTTAAAGATGGCGCAACTGCATTAGTTACTAATGTTCCTACAGTTGTAGGTACTGATAATACTAATACTATTACATTAAGAGCTATTGATATAATGACGACTACAGCTACAAATTCTGCTGCTGGAGACATCGTTGGTGTTATTGGTAGTGCATTTAATCAAGGTTCATTAGCGTCTGAGGTTGGGCAAAACTATGCTTACCCAGATACTTACAAGAACTGGTTAACTCTATCTCGTAAGAAATGTAAAATTATGGGTTCTGATTTAACTGATGTTACTTGGATTGAGTCTAATGGTCACAGATTATGGTACTTTACTAAGGAACAACAAATGACTGACCAGTTTATGTATGAGCTTGAGGCTCAAAGATGGTATGGTAAGAAATCATTAATTGCTGATTCAGCTGCTGGATACCCAGGAGATACAGGTGACTTTACAGCTGGACTTCCAATTATGGGTGATGGTCTATTAGCACAAATTGATGGTTCTAACCAAGCTACTTATACTGCTGGTGCATTAACAGAAGAAGATATCGTTAACTTTATTGGAACACTTTCTAAAAATGCTTTATCTGCTGAAGGTAATGTGTGGACTGTGTTTACAGGAACTCAAGGAAGAATTGACTTCCACAGAGCTATGAAAGACTTATTAGTCTCTAGTGGCGCTGGAGGAGCATCTTTATTTGCTTCTAAAGGAGGAGCTCCTGTTGCATTAGGTGCTAACTTTAGTGAGTATAATATTCTTGGTAACAAGATGATATTATCTTACTGTCCAATATTTGATGACCCTAACATGCATAATTCTATTTCTTCTTCATTTGATTCGTCAAATGAATCAGGAAAAATGGTATTTGTAGACATGGGAATGCAAAATGGTGTTTCTAATGTAGAGTTAATTGCTAAAGGCGCTGAAGGTTTTAACAGAAGTTTTGTTAAAAAATATGTACCTGGTATGGTTAACCCTTACGATTACAATTCGATGATGGCTGCTAATGGTGATGATTTCTTTGAATGTCAAATTCTTTCTGAATCTGGTATTATCTTAAGAAACCCATTATCATGTGGTATTCTTTCGAATGCATAATAAACTTAATTGATGGTACAGGGAGGCTTGTCCTCCCTCTCCCATCTTAACTTTTAAAAATAAAAAAATATGAAATTTGTATATTTTAGGGTTGCTGATGATAATGCAACCGCATGGCCCTTAAGCAAGTTAGTTGATGTTCGTTATAATGATGCAACTAATCTTGATTTATTTTTTAGAGGTGCAATAGGGCAAGATTCTGTTGATACAGTTACTTTAACTATAGTATCAGGAACAGCCGACGATGTAATGAAATCCTTAGGTGATTTATTTTATAATCATAAAGGAGGACCAATAATTAAAGTTGCTGACTCTGTAGACAGTGTATTTGTTGATTCAAATATTACTGCTGTAGCATCAATTACTTTAGCTAGTTAATAACCTTTAAAAATTAAATAAAATGGCAAAAGATAAAATGATATTTTTTAGTGACACGGCAGACACTACAGAAAGTACAATGATACCATTAAGACATTTACACCATATTAATGTAGCAGACGACACGGTTACTTGTGTTTTCCAAACTCATGAAGATGGTACTGAAAATATAGCTGCTGTAACTTCTATTGCTTTAACAACAGGAGATTCTGATGAAGAAACTGTTTTAGAGCAATTATGTAAGTTATTTACAACTTATAGAGGTGGTGTTATAGACGTAGTAGGAATGCTTAATAAAGTAAGTATTGCTGAAGTTACTGAAACTGCATAATAAATGATTAATAAAGGGAGAGTGTAACACTTAGCTCTCCTTTTATTTAAAAAATAATTAAGTGTTTAACTTTTAAAATAAATAAAAAATGAATGAAATGTTTGACGTAAGACGTTCTCAAGATGGAGACCAAGTCTTAAAGACCTTAAATGGTCAGATTCAATCTATAGTTCCCGTTACAACTGCGACGTATAATGTAGAAGACCACCAATCTGGTAATATTTTTGCATTAAACAGAGCTGCTGGTATGACGATTACACTTCCTGCTGCTGAAGCTGGTATGGTATTTGAGTTTTATATAGAAGCTACCTTTACTGGTACTTTGACTATAAACGCAGATTCTGCTTCTGACACCTTACAAGGTGTAGTTAGTGTTAGTCCTAGCTTGCTTGCTACGGCCTCAAATGCTGGTAATACAACTGCGTTTGCTGGTCCTGCTGCTGCTGACCACCAGATAGTAATGGACGCTGACACAAAAGGAAGAATTCTAGGAACTAGAATTAAGTACCAATGTGTAAGCGACTCTAAATGGCTAGTTAGTGGTCATTTAGTTTCAATAGGAACTGTAGTTACTCCATTTACTTAATAGTTAGTAATTGGGTAGAACCCTAGAAACTTTACTTATCCCCTCTTCGGAGGGGGTGGGTATTTATTATGAGCAAACTAATATTAAAATATAACCCTAAGACAGGGAAAGTAGAAGAGCACTCGGAGTCCACTTCTAGTAAGGGGTGTGGTGTATTAATTAAACAAAGCGGGCCAGGTTTGAAATGGACTAGTAAACATGGACAAAAATTAAAAAAATAAGTTATGAGCAAAAATGAACATTTGGTTTTTTACAGAAGTAAAAGCCCTACAAAAATGAGTTACGTTTTCTTTGGAAACTATAAAGACCAAACTGGTAAAACACATACTTACACAGATGTAAATGGTGTTGCACACAGAGGTTTTCCAAATACTCAACCTGTAATAAGGTTAAATATTAATTTAGAGCACCATAAACTAGTTGATGAGTTTTTATATAATCATCCTTTAGTTAAAAATAACTCTTGGTTAAGAGAAGATTCTATTATAAGGCAAGAGGAAGAAGCTAATGCAATTATGACTTCTGCTAATGCTGTAATGGAAGCTGCTAAACTAAACATGAGGGAAGTAAGAGATTTAGCTAGATTACTAGGTTTAAACTTAGAGTCTAGAGATGATATCTTAAAAGCACATGTTTTAAAAATAGCTGCTGAACAACCAGAGAATTTTATGGCATTATGGTTTGATGATGATAGACATTATAGACTATTTGTTATGGAAGCACAATCTAATGGTGTTATTAGATGGGAGAAAGATACATTTAAGTATGGTTCTCAAGTTGTAGGTATTTCTGAAGACCAAGTAATTAAATGGTTAAAAGACAATAAAGATATTTTTGCTTTATTAAAATCTCAAATGAGAGGTGATGGTAAAGTCGAGATGGACTTAGTTGAGCAAAAGGAGGAAGCTACAACAAAAAAAACAAGTAAAAAAAAGTAGTAATAAATGGCAATAATTGAAAGTGTAAATGATTTATATAATAGAGTTAGAACTATTTTAGACAAAGGAAATTCTCCATGGATGTCCGATGCTGAAATAGATGACTTTATTTCCATGGCTGGAAGTGAGTTTACACAAGAGAGAGTTGATAAGTTTGGAGCTACACAAAGATTAAGAGATGATTTAGGCGCATTTGTTAGAACAATAGTATTTTTTGATTCAGCTAATACTTCTTTAGTTGGAACAATAACTGGTCTTTATAACGGAACTATAAACAATGAATCGCCTGTTTATTGGTTAGATTGGTTTAATACTTTTATGGATTCGCTTGGTGGTAGTCCACAAGATTTTGGTTTTGAATTATGGCCAGTAAGTTATAATGCAAATCCTATAAGCACAATATCATGTGATTTAACATTTAATGGAATTTATTATACTCAAACTGATGAATCAATAAGTGGTATTACTGGAGAGCCAAATGAGTGGCAACCAGGCTTAGTTGCAAGTAA